ACACTTTCAGCTCTGAAAGTAGAAAGAAATTGAATCTCTGAGAAGTTTTCTTTCAATGCTGTCAAAACAGTTTTTGTAGCACCTGCAGAATTCAATATTGTTCTTTGCAATACATTCATAACAGACACTGGAAAAATAACCTTATCAGCCATATAGCCTTTAGTATTATTAACTCCGTTGTGTTGGTCTGTGATAAATTCTGCTACTTCGTCATAGGCTTCTTGCCCTGTTAAAGTCCCAATTGCTCCAGAAGCGCCCGATGAAGTAAAGCTACCATAATTTAATAAGCCAGTAGAAGCAGAATAATCAGATATACCGATAAGTATAGCTTCGTCAACTTCTCTCTTATATATTTTATCTCCAGTAGCTAAAAGTTTGCTTACAAGATTTATATTTTGCAAGTTTGCCTGTTCAACATCTGTTCTGCTCCATTTTACATAAGCTTCTTTTGATAAAACATGCAAATACGACTTATCGCCAGAAAGTGAAATCTTTCCTTTGTTGCTGTCTATATCGCCAGAGGTTTTAAACTCGCCCTGTTCTGTTAGTCTTAACGAATCAAGAACATTGACATATCCACCGCTGTTATCAATTGATAATCCCATACTGAAAGCAACCAATTCTGGGTATAGCTTTTCAAATATTTGTGGGTCTACGTGTCTTAAGTTTTCAGCTAAAACTACACCACTTGCGGCTGCATCAGTAAAAACCTGAGACTTTCCTACGTCTTCAAAAGACTTTGTATTATAAAGTTGTTTAATTAACATTTTTCTATCTCCTTTTTATTATGATAGTGATACGCCGTCGTTAGCAACTATACGCCAAACTAAAGCACCTGATACTTGAACAGATTTTAATACGATAATATCACCTGCGTCTGCAAGAGTTAAAACAGTGTTTCCTGTTTGGTTAACTGCACTAATAACTGTTATAGCAATATCTCCACCGTCTACATCAAAAGAAATAGCTAACTCAATTCCTTGTACTGCAGGAATAGCTAAAGTTCTAGTTTCTCCTCCTTCGGAAGTCAACGCACAATTTCCTGAACTAAGTACGGGTATTGCGGAAGCGTCTCCACCGTCAGCAATAACAGATTCTATATGAACATCAATTGCTTCAATGTCTGTATAGATTTCAGCTATAGCACCTTCTACTTCGATTTCTGCGGTATGTCCGTCAGTATCAAGCAAGCTTATTGCGGAAGAAGCATGAGCCCCAACAGCGTCGCCGATGTGTGTTGTTACATCACCTTGAGGAGGTGCAATATTAATTAACCATACGCCAGTTTTAACTTCTTCGATGAATTCAGCGTTAACAGAAACATCTGTGTTAGTTGCTGTTGCTTGTCCATCATAAGTATCGCCATCGTTAGAGATGTAAACACGTTCGAATCTAGAAGGTGTTTCACCTGTTTTAACCCCAACAGTTACCAAGCCCCATCTCATATATTGAGCTTGCTTATATAGAGTAGCGTCAACTGTTCCCTCGTCTTCTACTGAACGTGCTACATCACGGATAACAACCCCTGCAATTGTAGGTGTTGCTGAACCGTCAAAATTATCAACACTAGCTGTGTCATATTTTGCGAAACGACCAATTTTTAAGCCGTCCTCGAAAGCTGTTGTGCCAAGAACGATATTACAATTACCATATCTTTCTCCTGATCCAACTGCTACAATATCGTTTGAAAAAGCGTCATTAAATGCCATTTTATAGATCCTTGTTACCAATTATTTCAAATTTATTTTCTTTTTTATCACCAAAATTTTGGTAATTGTTTTGTTTTTTCAATAACTTAAAAGCTATAGATAGCTCGCTATTGTCAAACTTTTCATTGCTATACTGTGCAAGAGTATCTCTCATAATTTCATTTGCAGATTTATCAGCAAAATTATAACTAGAGACTAAAAAGTCTTTCGCTTTCTGCAAAACATTAGCGTACTTTTTAATTTCTTTATCAGCATAGCTTTTTAAAGCTTCATCAGAAAATTTCTTTTCTTCTTCTTCTTTTTCTTCCATCTCTGGCTTTTCTTCCTCGGATTCTTCATCTATAGCTTCCATTTCTGTTTGCTCTTCGACAATTTCTTCCTCGGGCTTTACCATAGCCATAAGCTTTTCAAAAATAGGAACAAATTCCTGCAACTGGTCAATAGGAACGCCTGCTATCACTTCTGGCAATAGCTGAACAATCTCCATAATCTTTTCCAGAGAAACTTGTCCTTCTTCATCCTTAAAATTTATAAGCATATGAAAATTCTCCTTTTGTTTTACTGTTTTTTTGTCTAAAAATCGACACATAGAACCACACCTTCCATCTGGCACTACTGCTAAATGATGAGGAACAATCCCGACTTGTTCAAAGTCATATTTATCATGAGGAACTAATTTAGCACTATATCCAAGAGAAAGCTCACGCCTTTCCTTTAATATCCCCTCATCTTTTGCATTTAAAAGTAATTTGTTTCTTATCGCAATTCTTGTTTCTGTTTCATCGTCTATCATGTCAATCATTTCTGCTTCCGTTACTAAACTGCCTGTTTCTGGGGCAGGCTCTTCAATAGATATATGTTCGTATGTTAGAGGGATTCCTTTCATCTTCATCGCTGTATTTGATATTGTCGCAGGGCTTCTGTATACCAGAAATACTTTGTCATAAGGTTCTTGTCCTATCTCTGCACCAAGATATTCAAGCACGCCATCCCTTACGCTTATAGCTGTCTTTTCTTTGACATCGAAGGCTACAGTATCACAAAATTTTCGCTCTATTACTATTTCGTTAGACATATAAAACCTTTTTTTGATTTTTATCTTAAAACACTTGTGTTGTTTCGTCAAACACTTTCTTCGGGAATAATAAGAATATATCCACATCTGCAATTTATTTCCAAACTAGGAAGCAATGTTTTACCATCTATAGAAGAATATAAACCCTTGTCTAAATCAAACTCTTTTCCATCTCTAGCTTTATGGCTTTCTCTTACCCTTTCATCTCGGCTGGTTACCCATATAGCTTTTGTAATGCCTAGATTTTGAGCTCTTATCTTTGTGCTAAGACTATTGAAAGTATTCACTTGTGTTCTTGATACCATGTTTGCGTTGTTCTTTCTTTTCTTTGTTTCTACATTAAGATTTTTCTGAATTTCTGGGAGCGTCTTCCCTTCAGCCATGCCTCTTAATATAGTATTTGTGAAATATCCTATGGTATCGTCACGGAGTTTTTTAACCCACTGTTGAGTTTCCAATATTAAAGCGTTGATGTTCGGTGTCAATCCTTCGCTAGATATAAGCTCCTTCGCAGGGATCCCTATTTCATCTTCGATAAGCTTATATAATAAATCTTGATTTCTGCTATCAACTTGCGTTGTCATAGTTTCAACAAGATTATCAATTCTATCGTCAGAATATTGTCTAAGAAGTTTTCGTTTTACTTTGTTAGCAATCTTCAGAAAGATTACACCAAAGTTTCCTATTTGCCCGTCTTGGAATTTATCTACAGTATTTTTATTCAGACCGTCTATAGCTTGATTCACAAAGCGTGTGTGTATCTGGTCTATCATCTGTTTTAATATTTTAGCAAAATTGCTTTCTACAGATTTTAGAGGTCTAGGAGCTTTTATCTTTGTCTGCTTACTCGCCTGTAATTGTCTCTTCAACTTCTACCTCTTTGCTTTCTACTTCTTCGGGAAAAAACTTTGATGATATATCTTCTTCTAAAATAATATCGTATTCTTTTAAATACTTTTCGTAATCTTCTCCCAGATTATAAAGCTGTGTGGCATTCTGAATAACTTCCGCTTCAAACTTAATCCTGTCCTCTGGGGTGCGACCTTGGTTTTCTTTAAATGATATATCTTCCAAATCAAGCTTATTAAATAACTCATTCAAAGGGTCAAAGATATAATCTTCTTGCAATGCTTCAATCATATTCTGATAAATCTTAAGCTCATTATCGCCAGTAGAATTAAGCCCCTGAACATTTTCTCCTACTAATATAGCTAGAGGGATACCCGTAACCATCGCCAACCTTCTCAGCGTGATATTATCTACATCATTAAGGTTTGTAAGGCTTTGGTTTACTGTGTAAGCGTCATCTTCTGCGTCTAAAAGTCCTGCACCATAGATTGACCTTCCATTCTCAATTTCCGTCATATAGCGTTTTACAAGGTCGTCCTGTTGGTCTTGCATTAAGTTTTTCAAGTCTTTAACTTTATAAAACAGGCTGGCATTTTTTTCTAAAATTGTAACAGAAGCTCTAGCGACAATGCTATCGCCGACAAGCTGGTCGTGTATTAATTCAAATTCTGATACCCCGCCATATTGATAAACTGGTCTATCGTCTTCTGTTGGATTATAATAAGTGAAATCTACAACCCTTGAATAATGGAATTGTACGCCTCTAATAGTATAATAAATCGGCTTATAATATCTATCGTCCATGAAATCACGGCTTGTTTCTGATACGCTTACCATATCCCCAGAAAAAACTTTGTAATGTGTGAGCTTAGGGTCGTAACTTTTTGTTCTGGGCTTTGATAAGTCCTCACCTTTTTCATATAGAACTATTATCCCACGGCCAAAGCCTATCATATATTTGACTGCTTCTTTTACATGTCGCTTTAATATTTTGTTGTAGAATAATTTTTGTTCTTCCTCTTCAAACTGTAGGGTATCTTTAAGGCAAGCACCAGATTTTAATCTTACTATTTT